TCAAACCGAGTGGTTTTTGATCTTTCCGTGCTACAGCATTCACCTCCATAACCATCCTTATCCCCACCACTGCACACACATGGATTGTTAGTTGAAGATTCCCCTTGGACATAGCAAGAATTTTCTCCAATACCACAGCAGATTGGAGGAGTTGGTGGATAAGTCCCTCTCTTTCCCTCACATGGTGGGTTTTTGGACGTGCAAGATATACATTGACCAGAAACGCTGTCACAACGAGTTTTATCTTTATTGACCCCATAACCACAACAGGATAATACTTCTTGACCTGTTTTTGGATCTTTGTAAACACATACATTTTCTTTTGGACAAACCAACCCATCTATACATTTATCTCCTTTAGAATCGTCGTAACAAATTCCATTACAACACTTGGGTTTATCTTCTGGACAGCAATTATTACTTCCACAATTAACAGCTACTCCAGGTTTACAACCGGAACCGGGAGTCGGCGGAGGCGGACTTGATTTGTTAAAAAATATAAAATAACCAGCAACCCCCAAAGCTGCTAACCCTAAGACTATCAAAATTATTATCATAGGTTTTTTCATTTATAATAAGATTGATAAAGTTTATCAAAATATATTCTTAAAGTAGGAATGAACTACAGTAAAACGATTCTAAAATCGTCAGAAATATGCAGTATATGCAAAGAAAATAATGCCGATAGTTGTGTTTGGCAATGTGATCACTTTTTTTGCCGTAGTTGTGTTGAAAAATGGGAAGGTTTATGTCCTATTTGCAGAAAAGAGCGTACTTATTCTAGAAAAATTGACAACACCGAACAACCCACCGATTGGTGTTGCGGTTTGTTGGGAAGACGTAAAGTAAACCCTGTCAATCATTACACCAATCAAAGAAATGTAACCACTGATATATATTATGGAATTTGGTCAAAGGAATCTTGTATTGAGGAAAATCATTTGATTAGATTTGATCATGATTCAACTCATGAAATAGGCAATCGCGGTTCTACTTTAGTTGTGGGAACATGCGAAACATGTGGTCAAATTCAATGGTTTCCGTACATGCAATAAAGATTTAAAATATTAATAGTATCATAAAAATGTCTAGCCAAGAAAAATCAGAAATAAGTCTATCAGATCTTCAAATGCCAAAAACTCAGCAAGAAGCACTAAACGCTCTTGTATCAGGCGTCACTCTTGCCCAAAGTCGAGGAGCTTTCAAGATTGGAGAGTCTGCTCAACTAGCAGCGGCTATTGCTTTGTTTCAAACAGATAATAGCAAGAAGGCAGCTGTTGAAGAGTAATTTTGTTAAAATATAATTGAGGTTTTTCTCACTTATATTTTTAATTAGTACATGGAAAACTTAGGAGCGGGAGGAACAACAGGTCCAGGTCCTAATGGAGTCGGTTTTACACCAGCAGGTCCAACTCTTTGCAGGAGAGCAACTAACAGAGCTTTGATACCATCCTTGAGACTTGTGTATTTGCATCCACTTGCGCAATCGGATTTTTTGGCCAAGCCATCCTTGCAGGTCTCCGCGGCTCCGGTGCATAAGCCGTGGTCGTCCAAAACACCTTCGTCGCATTTAGCGCCGTTTTTGGCTTGATCAACAGCCCAATTGTAAACATTATTGAGGCCCGGTTCACTCAAAAGATCCAAGACGGAGGCAGCTACAATGTTGTTTGCGCACCTGTATTCATCATCAGAAGCTCCAGGGGCGGCTAAACGAATAGCAGCATTGAAGTCTCCTTGGTTATTGTAACCATCAATAACTGCAATGGCGTACATCGCAGAAGACACAACTAACGCTACAATCGTCAGAGACACAAGTAAATCTTTTCTTCTGGTGAAAAGAGCTACAACGGCCAAAACAAGACCGACTAGGCCGATAATTCCAGCGACCATAGCAATATTTTTTCTTTCGTCAGATTTCATATTTTATTATGTGTATAATAAAATTTTTGTTTATTCGTTTTCTGACCTGAAAATTGGAAAGCTGTCTCGATTTTCCTTTGTTACTAAATTATAAAAGTAGCATTGTCCGTTATCCCACGGAACCACAATCCAATTATTGTTTCTTAATCTTTCGACGGTAAAGTCGTCGCAGATGCAATTAGAATCAGCTGAGCATTGGGGCTGGGCAAAAGCTGTTACAAGCAAAGAAAGAAAGAATACTATACGTTTAAACATTTCTTAACTATAAGTACTCGTTTAAATTGCCAAGTAAACCGATTAGTTTATCGTATACAGTTTGATCGATGATTTCATTTCTCAGATTAAGCTTTAAAATTACTCTGCTGTACTTGATAAAAGTTTTGATCCGAAATTTGTTTTGTATCACTATCCCACTTTCCTTATCGAAAGATGCAAATTTTTCAATTGTTTTAAAGATAGCCTCGGGCGAAAGAAGCGATAATTCGTTAAAAACGAAACAAGGATATGTTTGCACCGGTAGTGTTTTGTCTTCCACTAGTTTTTCGCGATCCCCAGCGTAGTTATAAGAATCTAAGTGAAACAGCAAATCAATGGGTGAAAGGTTTTCCAATCTTCCTTTGTCGCTGTAAAGCATTTGTGTGTATTTTCTTGCTCGTATCAAAAACTTTTTAATCTTACCCACCGTATTTAACTCTTCGGGGCAATAAGATTCATCGCTCAGAAAAGAAACAAAGTGAAAAACCCATCCTAAAATATCCTTTGGAACCCGTTTACTCAATATTCTACTTGCACATGAAACTACCAACATAATTGTATCGAGGATGCTGGATCCATAAAAAGGTCGAATCATCCCGTATTGCACTCCTTTATATACAATATGAGATTTCCCAAAATCTATTATATGTACTTTGTAGTATCCTCGACATCTTATTACCCCTCTAGATGTAGTGAAAGTTTTGGAAAAGATCGAGCCACTTTTTTCTAGCAATATATTGTAAGGATACAAGTCTCCATGGGAAAAATTACAAGTTTCACGAAGTATTTGCATTATTCCGATAATTTGTTTTATGATGTTTGTCAATTCAGCAACCGTTATATCTTCTGAAACTAAATATTGAAAAAGGGTTTTTCCGTTAATATATTTCCACATTGAAACTCCGTCATCTCTGTATCCAAACAACCCTGAAAGATGTTCCTGTACCGTGTCATTGTGTTTAAGCAAAACTTTCTCCAAAACTTTTCTCACAAATACTTCATGCAAAGATTCTTTTATTTTGGTTTCAACAGGGTATTTAATCACAGCTTTTGTTTCCATCGTGGTTTCCCCGAAATGTATTTTGCATTCACCAACTGTGCAAGATTTACTAGAATATATAACCTCTTGTCGTGAAACACTCTTAATTTTATCAAAAATATGCCAGTTTTCATTTAAGCTTAATGTGGAGCTTTTAAATTTACCCAGACTTCTTTTTTCCATAGCACAAGTGAGATCTTTAACACATATAGAATTATAAGTGTAGTTTTTGTAAATACCAGACATCTGAGAAAACAAGTTTTCTAAATAGTCAAAAATTCCTTCTTTTGTCAATTGAGTTTCGTAAAATTTTCTAGCGTTATCAGCTATCTCTTGAACTTTTTCTAAATTTTGCTCACACCACTCGATTTGTTTTATCAAGTCTGATAGATCTTCTTTCACCGGTACGTAATGTTCGTATGGTTTAATATAGTCACTAAACCAAAGATGGTATTTACTATCTACTAGTAATATACAAGAACCCATGCTAAACTCGTAAGACAGGCGAAAAGCTTTAACATGGCCATCAACATTTATCACATATCTATATCCGGCTTGTTCTTTAGGCGTTAAAGGTTGTACTAAATCAAAATCCAAGGAATCTTTTCTGATACAATCTAAAACACCTCTACCGTGTGGAAACTCTTCGCTGGCTTCGTCTCTTGAAACAATCCTAGGTCTGAAATTAAAACTTGTAATACCCGCATCTAGAAGGTCGGAGGTCGAGTTCATAGACGCTAACTTCAATCGAATATTTGTTTCAATTGTTGTCCCTTTCCCAGTCGTACTTCCTCTAAAAACGGCGCGAGGTATTTTGTCCACCAAAGGGGTTGAGTCATAAATGTCTGGATATACCCGATGGTCTCGACCCAAATAGGTAGTGTTAAATTGTACTTGGGGTTTTTCATTCCTTGAGCATTCCAACGACACTTCTCTATTCCAATCATCCCAAGTTGGAATAGGTACATCCGCGTAAGATTCTCTGCCACACATAGATAAAACGGGCATAGGATTTTCTGGAACTTTGTATCTAGGAAATTTATCACCTGCAAGATCTGGATATGGATGTTTGCCGTCTTTTCGGTGAATCGGAAAATCTCTTCTGTTGAGGAAGAAATCAACGTCAGGGATTTCTCTGGAATCTAAAAGATTTGTAAACATGTGTTTTAGACAAGTAACATTCGAGTCTCCCTCGCGAACAGGAAAAGAATTTCTAATAATATTCCCATTCCCGATCCAAAAATTCTTGTCATACTGTATTTTTCGCGGATTGTATGGGAAACCTGCTATGTTCTGAGAATATCTGTAAAGATCGTCAATCGACACAAAATTTTCAGAAACTCTCAAACCGTCTCCCCAGCAATTGTCAAAATTGTGCTTACTGAAGGGTAAAAAAGTTATCAGCTTATTGTTTCTAATTTGCACAAAAATTCCTTTTTTCGTTGTGTGAAATAGATTTCTAAACATGCCTATCATAGAATTGGCTGTTGGTCTATTACTTAAGAGATGTTGTATTTGAGTACATTTACCCCATCTCTCGGAAGTAATTCGAGGCTCCTTTTTACTCAAATTTTCTGTGGATACATTAGACATAAATTGTTCTTCGTCTCCAGCTGTGAAAACAATTTGTTTAAAAGCAGGGTATCTCGGGTTTGTCTGGGACAGCGTATATTCGACAGCATTTTCATGACTGACATATTCGGGTATAGGCTCGTGTGTTTTATTGCTCATATCCATTTATATCTAATGATATTTCATTAGATATTCATTTTCAATTTAGTCTGACGCTAAATAAACTCCTATAGCTGTCACTAGAGCTTTACAGAAAGGGGAGTGCAAATTAACAGAAAAATAGTTATCGTACAAATTAACATATTTGGGGGTGAGAGCTGTGTATAAAAATACAGAAGAAGCGGCTCCGAAAGCCGCAAAAAGGACAGTCTCATAATTACGCATTTCTTACTACAAAGTTTTGTTTAAACATTGTCTATCTGCGGAACTATATTTGTTCGCAATAGTAAAGCTCTTAATTCGTTGAACAAAAGCTTACCAGCGTATGGTATCATAATCTTAGATACCGTATCACATTCACAGAAAGTACAATAACCAGGATTACACCATTGTTTGCACTTTTGACATACGTGAACTTCGAAATAGTCAGACATAGCAAGTAATCTTTCGTGTAAAAAGTAAGCAGTTCCTTGACTTATCATACAATCCCTTTCCATTTCTCCAAATCTTAAACCACCATCTCTTGATCTACCCTCTAGAGGTTGTCTGGTTAATGTTTGTAGTTCGCCCCTTGCTCTTGCATGAAGTTTATCGCTAACCATATGCTTGAGACGCTGATAATATACACTTCCAAAGAAAATTTTAGCTCGCAATCTTTCCCCTGTCATACCATTAGTCATTGTGGTTTCTCCTTTTGGATTTAACCCGTAAGATTTTAAGGCTTCTTGTATTACAGGTACAATACCAGTGCTGTTGTCTGTGAAGGGCGTCGCATCCATCCTGCGTCCTTCTTTTACTGCCAAAAGACTAGCTAGTGATTCAATCAGTTGATTGACTGTCATACGACTAGGTATGCAATGAGGGTTGATGATTATATCTGGGGTTTCACCTGAATCGGTAAAGGGCATGTCTTCTTGTTTCATGATAAAACCACATGTTCCTTTTTGAGCTTCCCTGCTTGCAAATTTATCTCCAACTTCTGGTATTCTAACATATCTTATTTTGATATGTATTAACGGTAAACCGTCAGGACTTTTGCAAATCCACACTCTATCAACAGTCCCTTGATGAGGACATTTAGCAAGAATACTAGCATCTTTTGTCTTATTTTGGCCGTCTTTTGTTGTAAAAGAAGCATATCTACCGATTAATACGGTTTTTTGCCCATTTACAGTAGAGCCAACTTTTATAACCCCATACATATCAGACTCTGGATTTGTTTCCAAAGATCCATACCAAACCATTCTTTTTCTGGTTTCAGGTGGAGGGAGACCTATATCCATGCGAAGTCCGGTACCATTCTTTTTAACAACATGAGTAGTTGTTTTATAAGTAACAACTCGATGACCGCCTCTTTGAATGTATCCTTCGTTTACAATCAAAGAATCTTCTTGGTTAAAACCCATACAAGTAAGGATTGCTACCCTAGCATTTTGCCCAGAAGGCAAATCGTCGAAACCAAGCAAAGACGCTGTTTTGGTTGTTATTAAAGGTTTTTGTGGATACATCAACATATGAACCTCCGTGTCTACTCTTAGATTGTTAGTAGTTGAGTAAATACCAAGTGCTTGTTTACCCATTGCCGATTGATAACAATTACGGGGAGACTGGCTGTGATCAGGAAATGGAACAACAGAGGCGCATACCCCCATCATTGCTGCCGGTGAAATTTCGATAAAATTGTATACAAAATTATCGTACCTACCCGGGTATTCCTTTTTGATATTTTCAGCTTTAACAAGAGTTTTTTCGTCCATCGCGACAACATAGTTTTCTAATTCTCCTGGGCATAAATATATGATACTTCCATCTTTAACTAACTCGTCCCAAGTTTTTGAAGTATCGATGTCCTTTACTTTGTTCTTTTTAACTGGTATCAAAGGCCTAGACAATCGTCCGCCGTCTGTAAAAATATTAATTTCATCGTCAAAATCATCAAAAGCAATTGAAACCTCTCTAGATATAATATTTCTGTTTCGCAATTTCCTCAAAATTTTGCAAACTTTTTGAGGTTCTTTTGTGACTCCTGCCAAAACTCTGTTTAAGAATATTTTAGTTAGAGACATAAGCTCTCTCATTTTACCAGACTCTCTCAATTCAGCAATATAAACTATATTACGAACTTGCTTGATTTTTTCCAAAAATGTTAAAACAATTGCTGGGGGAATTCCATTGGTCATTGTTGAAAGTAAACTTAAATTTTTGACTATCCCACTTGAATGACCCTCCGGAGTTTCGTACAAACAAATGTAAAAGATTTGCGAACCATGTAATTGTCGGATCTGGGTATTTTTTCCTTCTTTCCCTACAGGGATGACAATTCTGCGTAAGTGTGATAATGTTGCCCCATGCGTGAGCCTTGATAAAACCTGGGTAACTCCCTGTCTTGTCCATGAATTTTTCTGCACTCCCCATTTACCGGTAGAAAAACATTGAGACAATCCAATTGTGACACTGGGGCTAAATCTTGTTATAGCAGCTATTATGTCAGGTCTTTTGTCTATTACGTTGGTGCATGATCTGACAAGTCTTTTAAACAAAGATCTAAATAATCCAGCTACTAGCATACCAGCTGTTTCAAATCTTTTGAAAGCTATATTATCTCGATCATCTTCATCTCTTACTTTTGAACTAGTTTCCAATAATTTTCTGACTATTGAGCCAAGAAACATCCCTCTTTCTAATTGTTGAGATATTACTCCCATATGTGGAAATACTTCGTTTTCCAAAATCTGTATAACATAAGATCTTTGGCGATTTTTATCCTTGTCCAAAACATGTATAGCATAGTTGCTCATATAATCGAGCGCTTCATTTTTGTCAGTTATCGTGCATTCGCTCATAATTGTGCTAATATATTTGTTAGCTTCTGGATGAGGTGAACGTACAAGTTCTGAAATTTCTCCTAAGCTAAACCCAAGACCTATAAAAACTATTCCAACTGGAATTTCAGCGTTGATATACGGTAAAGAAAAATTAATGTTTTTCTCATTTTTCCCGATAAATGCTTTTACCAATACCGAATGTCCTGTAGTAGGGCTAATTGATCGTACTTCTCCTACGTAAGAATGCTTAGACGAAGGTTTTTGCTTGTAAACGCCTATGTGGTTGTACAAAGGTCTTTCTTGTGGTATTAAAACTTTTTCGTTGGCACCATTCTGCCCTTTGATTATAAAAAATCCCCCTGTTTCGTACATACACTCTCCAACGGCTATTTTCTCTTCTTTTGTCATATAAGCAAGTTTGGACAAAGTGCATTTACAAGATCCAACCATCATAGGCAATTCTCCTATTTTGACTGAAGGATGGTTTGTTATTTCAGTTACTTGATCATTTTTTCGAAATTTAGTGGTAACGTCCACTGAGATAGGAGATGCATAAGTAATATTTCTTATTCTAGCTTGATTTGGTGTCAAAGTTTTAAGCTCTCTGTTATCTTCTAAGGTCTTTGGAAATCCAACTTGGA